TAATCAGTTGTACTAATTGTACGGTCAACATCACCTGCAATATTCTCACGACGACCTGCTGGTGTAATATCATTGTTGACACTACCAGTCATATCAGTTCGTTTTTCAGCTTCATCGCAACGAGTAACTTGCTCTACAATCTTTGAATACCAGTAAGAGTCTTGAATATTGTCAAGAGCTTCCTCAAGACGAGCAAGGTCACCAGCAGGAATTGAAGTTTGATTGTATCCTAAATGCCAGCGTACCTTGGACTTAAGGAAGGTATCTAATTGCATTGCAAGTATCTAATCCCAATATTATTCTACACGAACAAGATTCTCTTTAAAGATTTCATCCCAATCAATACGTTTAATTGCACGTAGTTGTTCAAGTTTTACAAACTTTTCACCTTGCATTGAAGATTGTAAATCTTTAATATCACGCGCAGTTTTAAGACCAACACCAGGTAAAGCATCTGCAATCTGACGCGCACTTGCAGTATTGATGTTAATCCTTACATCAACTGGGAACGTTTCTTTCTTAGCAGGAATTGGAGGATTAACACCTTCTGCTCTAAGCGATTCAGTAAGGCGTTCCTCTGTTCTAATTTTTTCAGTTGTTGCCTCTAGATGTGGCTGCAAATCTTCTTCATGAACATATAAAACCTCGTCTTGTGCATCAACGCACATGACAATTCCATTGCCATGATTAGAAATCATTTCCACCAAGGAACCAGTGGGTTTGTATTGATAGAGCATCAATAGTATTTAAATCTATTCATACAATACCAAAGTACACACTTATAGACAATAAAAAAGGCCGGTCCGTAGACCAGCCCCTTTTATTAGATCAAGTAAAGATCAGGTATCGTCGCCACCTTGCTGAGAAGCAAAGTCAATGAACTCCTGAATATCATTCCAGGACACCTGAGCAGCAGGGCGCAGGTAGTTCACACGGCAGATAATGTAAGCAGCTTTACCAGCGGTGGAATCATCAGAAGAGATGAACACACCGTCACCATCAACAGAGGTAGAGGTAACACCGTTAACATTGTAAGCCTTAAAGGTGGTATCTGCAGTCACCTTATAGAACATAGAGTTCGCAGCATCCTGGTCATCAATACCAGCAGTCGTAACAGCAGTCCAGAAAGGAATGTCTGCAACAGTGGTATCGCCCACGCCTTGAGCCCAAGCAGAGCTTGCAGCAGCGGGAGTGATTGCAGTAGCAGCAGCTAAACCATTGGCCTGAGTAGCAGGAACACCAAAGGGTGAACCAGAGTTATCAGGACCAAACAGAATAAACTCACCAGTAGTACCGCCGAGATCAGCGGTCACAGGGGAACCAGGGAAGGAAGGCTCACCGCCAGCAGGAATGTCCTGGCCAATGGCAATAGAAGCGCCATAGACATAAGCAGGACGAGCAGCGGAAGCTTCCACCACCATGGAAGTACGATTATCACGCACACGATCATCAGGACGACGATCGGGAGAAGGGATAATCAGCTCAAAGCTTTTGTAGCTAGCTTTGGTTGCAGCAAGGTTATCAACCTTGGCGTAACCAATCAGCTCATAGGCTTCGATACCAGGCCAGCCATACACACCTTCAGTATTGAAGGAAGAGAGGCGGTTAATTTGATTACCGGGCTGCAGGATAGCACCGGCTTCAGATTTGTAAGTAGCCATTGTTTAATTAACCTCCTATATCACTCAGTAATGGTGAAAGCAACAGTGGTGAAGTCCTTATTCAGGTTAGCAAAACCTGCATACAGTTGCCAGATCAGAATAATGAAACGGCTAAAGTCATCATTATTATTGATCAGCACCTGAGCATTAGGACCACCAATACCAACACCAACTGCCTGAGGACCGAAGAACAGAGCAGGAGGGGTATCATGAGAAATAGCACCGCCACCATCACCGATGTCTACGGTAATAGACTTAGACGGGAAGTTGGTGCTCTCAAAGAACCGGACGCCTTCAAACACAAAGCCAGAGGGCATTACGGGTTCGCCACCAACGAACTGAGCTTGACCATACTGACCGCCGCCATAAAGAGCAGCGTTAGGAGCCATCATACCCATGAGGGGATTAGGCTGACCCATGCCAGGATAGCGAGCCACTTCGCGGAAGCCTTGATCAGCACGCAGATCCTTCATGAAGGAGGGATCAGCGATACAGCGATAGTAACCGTCAGCAAAGACGGGCACGTTACGCTTACGCAGACCTTTGACCACTTCAAGGAGGTCGGTCTTAACATTAAACTTGAAGCGTTCTGAAGCGTACTCAGTAGCAGAGTAAGCAGTCAGAGTAGTTGCACCAGTTTTGGCTTTGTTATTAGGATAGTAATAACCGCCTTGGGTGTCAGAGGATTGACCGCGAGATTCTGCCTTGAAGAGTTCATCAAGGAAGACACGATCACGCCAACGACGATAGTCATCCAGAAGGGTAAGACTACCAATGGACTGGTGGAACATATTGAGATTGCCAGTGTCTAAAAGAAGACGCTGAGCAGTCATTAAGGTCTCCCTGGCAATTTTGAAGGTGCTCGGGAGATTGGTGTTATTCGGATCAGCGGGACCCGTATATTCCCTAAGGGAAACTAACACTTTGTCCTTAACAATAGACCGGCTGTTAGCAGTACCAATAGTTTGATCTTGAGTACGCTCACGGCTGGTTTTAGTGCCAGGATTGCCGAAGAACCGATAACGGTCTAACTGAACAGTCTGACCTGGTTGTTTTGTGAAGTCGTGCACAACACATGCTATGATTCCCTTGCAGGAATTCATGACTGGATTTCTCATCTCCAATCCACAGACTATCTCTTGTTCCTATGGGAAGAATTAAGACATTCAAGCCTGGTCAAAGTGTCATTGAGGAATTAACTTCTCAAATGAGTGACAAACAAGCCGCCAAGAAACTTGGCGTATCTATGGTTGCTTTTTACAATGAACGCAAAAGGCTTGGAATTAAATCTTATTTTGAAAAAACTGGAAACAGGTTTTAAAAAAGATGGAAGCATTTATCAATTTAAAGATTATGATGAACGCTACTTTGAGTTAATTGACTCACCAGATAAAGCCTATTCCCTTGGTTTACTTGCTGCTGACGGTAATATAAGCCCACGGCTTACAGCTGTTCGAATTGCCCTAAAACTAAATGATCAAGATATTTTGGAAAAATTCCGAGAATATCTTGGAAAAGACGCACCCAGAATTACGAATGCGTTACCCAAAAACCAACGGAGTAGATTGTGCCCCGCAAAAATCTCTTTGTCTTAGTCGTGTAAGCATGGTAAAAGATTTAATAAACCATGGCATAACTCCTAATAAATCTAAAACTTTAAAAATTAAAAATAATTTTCAAGGTTTTGAGCGTGATTTTTATAAGAGGTGTTTTGGGATGGAGACGGATCAATTAGTGAACGTCGTTTTTAAAAGTTTTGCACAGCTTCTACCGAATTTTCATTGCAACTTCAAGAAATGATAAAAAAAATTAGCAATATTAAATTACCAATTAAAACCGAAACCTTGGAGTCAGGCGATCCTTTGTATGTAATTCCTGGTTACATTAAAGATGCTCCTGCAATTCAGGCTATTTATGAAAATACTGAATTGGCACTGCAGCGTAAACTAAATCTATACAAATCCCATTGGGAACCCCGGCGCTAATGGACTTCATTATCCGTTCTGGATAGTATGTCCTAGTCGTTGAACCTTCCCCCTGTCCCCAGGGGGCTTGGCTGCTGATTGCCCCATAGTTTAAACTTTTTAACCATTCACGTTTATCGTTACCAATTACGTTGTAGGGTTTAAACCTAAAAGAAGGGTTTCCAGCAATTCACCGGGTTTTCACTTTCTAATTACTTAGAAAGGCGGCTGTTATTCAACCGGCTCGCAGGCCATCTCAACAATGTAGGCCGGATGAGGGCGATACAGTTCTGCACCTAGCAGTTTAGGGAAGTCGTTATCAATAAACATTTTTAATTCAGCGTAAAGTTTTTAGCTGATACTGGACCCCTATTGGCCCAGAACAGCAATAGCATTTCCTGTCTTACTTATTAAGTTTTCAAGGTTCTGCCATTGCTGGCCTGGAGCCATAGGCCCCATTACTTAAAATTATACCAGAGATTTATTTATCGTAATTAATAATCAAGCTTCTGGATTAAAAACAGGCTGCATACCAATGTAACCACTGACTCGATTATCGGCGTCATAAACATTTGGCGGAACGGTACCCATCCGACCATACGGATTAACAGTAGGCACCTGCATTGCAACTTGTTGCGCTTGAATCTCAGGATCAATGACTTGACCTTGCTGCATCATCTCCGCTTGCAAAGCAGCTTGCAGCATCATATCTTTTGCTTGCTGCGCCTTCTTAACAGCTGTTTTTGCTGACTTTGCCATGGATCAACCTTGTTGCTGTTGAGGCATCATGCCAACAGGAAGTTGACCACGCATTGCTTGCATTGCCATTAGCTGTTGCAATTGCTGCGCTTGAATAGCATCTTGAGTAATTTGAGCATTACGTGCTTGAATACCTGACATCAGACCCATCTGACCAAGAGGTGAACCAGGAACAGCAAGATTAAGATAACCACCAGCGAGGTCTTGAGGCATCATTTGACCCTGACCGCGAGGGTCACCGATTTGTACTTGTTCAACCTCACGACGCTGTTCACCGGGGC